TTCACATGTATCAGAACTGGATCAATTTTGTAACTGATCGTAAAGGTCATGATTTTAGATACGCAATGAATTCGTCAAAACTTGAACGAGAACTCGGATGGAAAGCAAAGACTAATATCACTGAGGGAATTCGTAAAACATTGGAGTGGTACAAATGAGAAAAGGAATTATACTATCTGGTGGACTAGGAACAAGATTATATCCATGCACTGAAGTTACATCAAAACAGTTATTGCCTGTTTATGATAAACCTCTCGTTTATTATCCATTATCAACGCTAATGATGGCAGGTATTCGAGATATTTTGATTATCAATTCACCGAATGATGCCGCAGCATTTAAACGTCTTTGCGGCGATGGATCTCAATGGGGAGTAGAAATTTCTTATGAAGTTCAATTAGAACCAAAAGGAATTGCTGAGTGTTTTCGTATTGCCGATAAATGGATTGGTAGAGATGATGTTACGCTGATTCTTGGCGATAATATTTTTTATGGAAACGAATTGATTAATCGATTCAATGCAGCAACTTGGAATAATGCTGGTTGTACACTCTTCGCCTATCATGTATCTGACCCAGAAAGATTTGGTGTTGTTGAGCAAAATACAGAGGGTCATCCAATTAAGATTGTTGAGAAACCTAAAATTGCACCAAGTAATTATGCTGTCACTGGACTTTACTTTTACGACAATAAAGTAGTAGAATATGCTTGGAGGATTAGACCCTCTGCGCGAGGCGAGTTAGAAATTACTGATATTAACAATCTTTATCTGGAGAATTTCGATTGCAAGATTGAGTATTTAAATCGTGGGATTGCTTGGATTGATACAGGAACATTTGAATCTCTATCGGAAGCCTCTATGTTTGTGGGTTCAGTGCAAAAGAGAACAGGAATGATGATTGCATGCCCAGAAGAAATTGCGTATAAGAATGCATGGATTACTGAGCATGATGTTCGTCGTTCCGCAGAAAAGTATAGTAAGTCAGATTATGGCAAATATCTTGGCCAAATTTTGAGGAAGAGATAATGAGTGAAGTGAAACAGATGATTGAAGATTTGGTTGCCGCCGTTGGCACTCCCAAATATGCATACAACTGTAAAGAATTCAATCCTGAAAAAGATACTGTATTCTATTCTGGTCCATATTGGGATGAGAAAGAAGTCATTGCTGGTGTGACTGCATTTCTCACGGGCAAGTGGCTTGTTTCTGGTGAGCAGGTTGCAAAATTTCAGTGGGCATTCGGTCGTAAGTTCAATACGAAACATTGTCATATGGTGAATTCTGGTTCATCGGCTAATCTCACAATGGTCGCTGCTCTTAAAAAACATCTCAAACTTGAAGATGGTGTAGAGGTTTTAGTTTCTCCTGTTGGGTTTCCAACTACGATTGCTCCAATCATTCAAAATAATATGACTCCAGTATTCGTTGATATTGAAATGGATACATTAAATTTTGATTTAAATAAACTTGAAGAAAAAATTACAGATCGTACAGCAGCTATTTTTGTATCACCTGTACTTGGTAATCCACCCGACATGGATCGTATACAAGAGATTTGTAATAAACATGATTTACTTTTGATCGGTGATAATTGCGACTCTCTCGGTACTCGCTGGGATGGTAAATTATTGACTGAATATTATTATTCGTGGACGTGCTCGTTTTATCCTGCACATCACATTTCAACTGGCGAAGGAGGCATGGTTTGCTCAAATGACGAAGAACTTATTAACACAGCACGTTCGATTAGTTGGTGGGGTCGTGATTGCCGCTGCGTCGGTGCTGCTAATTTATTGGCTTGCGGTACATGTGGCAATCGTTTTGACAAATGGCTTGACGGATATGATGGTGTAATTGATCACAAGTATCTTTTTTCAAACATGGGATATAATCTCAAACCACTTGATCTTCAAGGTGCGATTGGCATTGAACAATTAAAGAAGATTGATGAGATTGATGTAAAGCGTCGCCTAAATTTCCAGCGCATCAAGAGTTTCTTCATGCGTTATGTTCCTGGTGTTCGAGTAGCAAGCAATCTTGATCAGGCTGATCCTTCGTGGTTCGGTGTTCCTTTGATTACAGATACTCCAGAACTCAAGGAGAAACTCCAGGCATTCTGCGAAGCAAATCGAATTCAGACTCGTAACTACTTTGCTGGGAATATTCTCTTGCATCCTGGTTACAAACATCTTGACGATGCCTCTAAATATCCATATGCAAACAAGGCACTCAGTAATGTGTTCTTTGTTGGTTGCCCACCTCATTATGGTGATAAGGTTTGGGAATATTACGAAAGCGTAATGCAAAAATGGGTATCGTAAATATATTTGGTGGAAGTGGGTTTGTTGGTTCTGAGTATGTTCGAACCACCAAAACACCATGGATACTGAATGATCGAGATAATTATGAGGTAAGATCTAATAATGTTCTTTATTTCATTAGCACAGTTGATAACTACAATGTGCATCGTGATTCTTTACTAGATATTAATACAAACCTTGTAATTTTAATGAAGGTTTTGGATAGTTATCGCAGTTATATGCAGAAAACTAGACAAAAAGGTTGTTTTAACTTTATAAGTTCTTGGTTTGTTTATGGGCAGGACTCTGGCTTCGGCGAGGGTTCACGTGGTATTCCTGAGACTGATCCCTGTGATCCAAAAGGATTTTATTCGATTACAAAACGATGCGCCGAGCAGCTGCTTATGTCTTACTGCGAGACGTTCAATTTAAACTATCGTATTCTGAGATTAGCAAATGTATTGGGTAAACAAGATAAAAAAGTATCTGCGAAGAAAAACGCGCTCCAGTATCTATTGGGCGAGCTCGCTGCAAACCGACCCATCGAGCTCTACGACTCTGGTTATTTTTATCGTGATTATATTGATGTTCGCGATTGCGCTCGAGCAATCGATTTGGTTCGAACAAAAGGAGAGTTGGACTCTATCTACAATATTGGAAATGGGAAACCGATAATCTTCCGAGATACGATACGCTATGCTCGTGACTCTATGGATTCGGGATCAGAAATTCGAACGATTGAACAAAAAGAATTCCATAAAACGGTCCAGTCATCTCGATCTTTTTTTATGGATAATACCAAATTACGAGATCTCGGATATAATCCAGAGTTTACGATTCAACAAACGATTGACGATATTATATATGGGATCTTGACTAGAAAAAATAACTAAATAGAACATATAACCATCCCACAGAGTGGAAGAGGCGTATGTTAAGATTTGTTCAATATCTCACTGAAGCCGCAAAGTTTGAGAACGAAGATCTAAACGGCGGACACCTAGAACACGTTGAAGACTTATTAATTCCTCATGGAAAAGAGGGATTAGATTTATCGTTGTCTTTCCTAGACAACATGCACAAATATCTAAAGGGTGAGGCATCAGAAGCAAGTGTTTCTGTAAAACATGATGGTTCACCTGCAGTTGTTTTTGGTCGCACACCAACCAAAGGCGCCAAGAATAGCGGATATGCTCCAGGCACATTTTTCGCTGCCTCTAAATCAGCTTTCAATAAAACTACGCAGAAACTTGCCACAACTCCAGAAGAAGTTCAGGAATATTACGGTGATAAACCAGGACTCGCTGCAAAAATAATGGCAGCACTCGAGCATCTTCCTAAAATTGCTCCGATGCGTGGAATATACCAAGGCGATTTTATGCATACGCCTGATATGGTACAACAAAATCAAGATGAAGAAGGTAATGTTAACGTAGCTGTAAATCCACAATTAATTAATTACTCAGCTCCAGCAAATTCTAGGATTGGTCAGAGAATTTTAAATTCTCAATTTGGTATTGCTATTCATACAGGATATCGTAACGCATATTGGAAACCAAATCCAAAAACTGGTCAAATGATGTTGACTTTCCCACGAAGAGAATTCAATATTCCAACACGATCATTCGGAACACATCCAGATGTGCATGTAATTGATCCACGTGCAACTCGACCAAATCAAGAAAATTACAGCACTGATGCTCAAGCAGCATATGATCGTGCTGTTAAAAATGTAAGAATACTAGCCGAAAAACATGATTTTCAACACGCTATTCCACATGCGGCGCACTTCTCAACTTTCGTTAATGCAACTATTCGTGATGGACTCCCTTTGACTTATGAAAATTTTGTTGAGCATGTTGGACAAAAATTTAATCGTCAGATTGAAGGCGCGAAAAGTCAAACCAAGGCGCAAAGTCTAACACAACAACGTGATGATACTCTAAACGATTTCAATATGAATTCAGTAAAATGGAGACAAACATTCCGCATTCATCAAGAAGTTGCAAATGCCAAGAAAGCAATGCTGCCCGCATTTGAAGCGAATGCACAACAAAATACAAATTTGATGCAAGGTACAATTTCTGATCCAGATACTGGCGAGATTGTTAATTCGCAAGAAGGTCACGTGATTGTTATGAAGAATCCAATGACTGGTAATGACATTGCTGTAAAGGCAAACGATCGTGAAAATTTCAATCGTCTAAACTTTAATCGTGGTAGATTCCAGAAACAACAGGCAGCACAGCAACAATCTGGCGAAGAGCGAGTAGAGACGGTACAATAAAATGCCAAATAAAAATATATTAAACGAAGTCCGTTCAATTAGAAATAATAATCCAGGTAATTTGCGCGCAGTTGATGCTAAAACGCAACAATATTTAACACAACCTGGATATGTATTAGATAACGCAATCGGATTTGATGAACATGGATTTGCGATTTTTCCAGATCAAGAAGCTGGTATGAACGCCATGCAGCGTCAAATTAGGATTGATGCTGGCAAGGGAATGACAGGTGCACAAATGATTAATAAGTATGCACCAAAAGATGATAATACGCCGCTTGGGAAAAAATATCCAAACGATCCTAATGCATATATCGATGATGTATTTACAAAATCAGGATTAGATCCAAATAAACAAATAGATTCAAAAAATATTGATACTATTCAACGAGCAATGGTTAAGAAGGAAGGTGGTCAGAGTGCATATGATCATTTTTATGGTGGTTCTAGTGGTCCATTAGTTGCATCCAACATATCACCAGCATCACCACCAGCATCAGTAACACCATTTATTGCAGCATCACTTTTCACAGCAGCTGCAACACCAAAACTTACAGATAGAGACAGACAGATGACTCAACAACAGCAACAACAACAGCAACAACAACAGCAACAACAACTAGTTATTTATGATACTCAAACGCTTCGACAATATCTTAATCCTAAAGCAGTCACACCAGACTTTAAAGCATTGATTGCTGCTCATGCTACTCGACAATCATTAGATAATGTACAATCGAAAACAAATAGTGCTTCTCCACCATTAAAACAAAAAAGCCGTGAAAGATATGAAGAAGTTTTACGACGAAGGGCGACCACAGCTGAACGAAGGGCGATCGCAGCTGCACGTGCAGCTGAACGAAGAGCGACCGCAGCTGCACGATACAAACCAAAGGGAAAAGGAAATATAAAAAAAGTGGCAGAGCAAATATCATTTAAAGATTTACGAAAAAAGATTAATGAGAGCATCACTCACAGCGATCAATTAATGGAAGCAAAAGAAAAGTCTAAACTTTCGCTATCAGCGAAAGCAAAGAAATTTGGAGTTTCTTTAAGCACGCTTAAAACAGTTTTTAGACGCGGTATGGCTGCATGGAATTCTGGACATCGTCCAGGTACAACACCACAGCAATGGGGACACGCACGTGTGAATTCTTATCTAAGAAAGGGTAAAACATATCACACTGCTGATAAGGATCTACGCAAATAATAATATGAGCAACGCATCAATCTTTATTGGTCGATTACAGCCACCGCATCCTGGGCACGGAGCTGCCATTCAGGCAACTATCGATCATGCTGCAAATACCAGTGGAAAACATTATATTTTTCCAACACACACAACTGGAACAGAGAGTGATCCACTTGATCACGAAACAAAGGTTACTGCACTTCGTGCAATGTTTCCTGATGCAAATATTGTAAGTGATCCAGAAATTCGCACACCCATTGATATGATGCGATATCTACAGGAGCAAGGTCATACAAATATAAACATTGTTGGTGGTGGTGAAGAGGATCAAAATAAATTTAAATTTTTAAACAAATATAAAGAAAAAGAATATCCAGGAATTAAAAATATTACAACATCCTCTGCTGGTGAACGCGACTCGAATACAGAAGGCATAGAAGGAATGTCAGGAACTAAAATGCGTGAGTTAGTTAAAGCTGGCAATCGCGATAAATTCGTCGAGCAATACCCAGAAGAACATAGAGAAACTGCGAATATGCTCTATAATAAGTTGAGATCTGCATTCGCTGCACTTAAAGAATCAGCCACTGCATTTTTCTTAATTGGTGGTCCAGGCAGTGGCAAAGATTATGTGTTGAAGAATACATTTGCCAAATATGATTTAATGGAAGTTCAGATCGATCAAGTTTTAAATGGCACAGCACATGAGTTATTTGAGCAAAATAAAAATCTCGTAATAAACGGTCCAATTGATCTAGATAAAATCAACAAAGTAAAACATCTTTATGAGAATTATAATTTTGATTACATCTATACATCAGTTACAAATAAAGTTAGTCGTTTGAGAAATGAACAGCGTCAAGTTCCATTAAATGAATCAAAACGTATTCAAAAGTTTCTTTTTGTTGAAAAATTAGTTGAATCTCTTGACAACGTATTTGTGTTTAATAACTCAATGAACATACATTCACCGAGTGTATTTGAAAAACTTTTATTTGAAGATCAAACATTAAATCTTGAAAAACGAATACAAGAGAGTGGTATTTTGCCTGTTGAAATACCTGCTCTTAAATCATTTGTGTTTCTTCGCGAGAAGAAATTTCCAAAAATTGACAAAGACGAAGACACAGGTTTACCAAAAAAATACGTTGCTGGTCTTGATAAAGATACAGCAAAGGCTCGTGCTGCTCACTGGAAAGAAAAAGCAAAACTTTCAGACAGCGATCCAAGAGCATATGAACCTGCTCCAGGAGATGCTGAATCAAAGACAACTCCAAGTAAACACACTTTAGCAATTCGTAAAGCAATGGCTGAGGGAATTAATTTTAATGCACCGATTCCACCAAAAATCGATCCAAGAAGAAATCGCAAAGCTCGTGGCGGAAACTACACAAAGGTCATGGAAAAGCGCAGACAAATAAAAAATATGCAAACAATAAGTGAGTCATATAATTTAAAGAGTTTGATTGATACAACAAAACAAATTACAAATTTACTCTCAATACCAGTAAATAAATTACGATTAATTTCTGAAAATAAAGCAATGTACTCTGATAATAATATATTTTGGGAGGTGATAAAACACCCAGCATCACAGCGCTGGTATTTAACAGGAAACTATAACGAGAATAATAATGAATAAAGATTTACAAAAAGACGTTGTACAAATTAATGAATTAGATATTGAAACATATAACAAATACATTAATGCAACTTATAGTCAAAGTCCAGCTGCTGCAGCAAGGAAATTGGGTCAACCAAAACATGCACAACGAACTCTCGGAAGATATCGAGCACGCAAATTAAAACAAAAACAAATTGACAAACCAGAGTATCAAGAAAAATTAGCAAAAATTCGTCGTGAACATGAGAGATTGCACAATCCAAATGCAGATCCAAGCGGTCGCGGATACGGCGAAGGTCGTTATATGGGCGATCACGTAGAGCATGATCAAGATATTAATAAATTATTTGAAGATTATATGAAGGAAGACCTTAAATCCTTTTTTTCATTAGATCCACAAAAAGATACATCACTCAAACAAACAGCAATTGAAACAGGTCTTGGTTTTATTCCAGTAGTTGGTCAAGCACTTGCAGCGCGTGATATTGAAAGAGCAAGACGCTCAGGTGATAAAAAAGCGATGGCATCGGCTGCAGCATCCATGCTTCCAATTGGAAGACTGGCAAATGTTGCTGGTAAAGCGCGACAAATATTTGTTCCTGCTACGAAAGAAGCCGAAGATATGTACAAAGCATTAGAAAAAGCAGGAAAATCTCCAGAAGAAATTTATGATGCAACAGGAAGAAAAGCTCCAGGTGGAGCAGTTCATCGCAATCCATGGGGTCAATTGAAGCAAGAAACTGATGATACAACATTATTCGACCCCGCCAGAGGACTTACTCCGCGAACAGGAAAGGCTTCAGATGTGTTTAATCCAAATGCTGAGATATTTAAAAGATTTCCTGAACTTAAAGATATTGAAACTCGAGTTGTCTCGCAATATCCAGCACCTTATGCAGGAAAATATACCCAGGGAGAAACAGTTGGTAAAAGTAAAATATGGATTAATCAAGTTTATAATCATGATAAGAAATATGCCTTAGATACTGCTGCCCATGAATTACAACATGCCGTTCAACACGCAACTGGCGGTCGCGAAACAAATGCAAATCTTATTAGAGCCGCAAGAGATGCGAGGGATGGCTTCATCAACAGTCGTCAAACTGCTGCTCAACAAAGATATTATAGAAATCCTGCAGAAATAGAGGCTCGTGCAGCGGGTGCACGTGCACATCTTACTCGTGCGCAAAAAGATGCAGATTTACCACAATATACTTTGCCAGATGGATCGCGTGTAGTAGCTGCACCATCTATTTCTAGCATTTTGTCTAAGTATTTCCCACGTAAACCTGTTGAAGCAACACCTAGACCAGCTCCTGCTCCTGCTCCAGCTAAACCAGCACCAGCACCAGCACCAGCACCAGCACCACTACCAATTAAAGCAAGAGGAAGTGGATATGATGTTGATCCTCCACAACCAGCACGTCCAGTTAGATTTACAGCAGAGTCAACAGAAGATTTAAATGAAATGCAACTAGTTGGCACAGACGAGTATAGAGATTATGCGTTAGCAATGACGCCAGGACAAGATCAGGAGATTCAAGATGCTTTCCCACCTGAAGTATATGGTACAAACGTTTACGAACCAGAAACAGAACAAGAAACAACAAGCAGTGAACCAATTGGATCAGCTGAATCAGGAGATTCTGCAATTGCTGGAAACTCATTCAGATCGATTCGAAAAAAATTCCAAGAGCAAAGCGAAGAAGAAAAAGCAATGCTCCTCGCGCAACAAAGCGAAGAGGATGATGAAGAAGATGAAGAAGAGGAAGAGCAAGGCGAAAACGACGGCGCAGAGGATGGTGTAGATTTCACTCCGAATTTAAAAACAACTAAAGTGCGTCGTTATGTTCCACAAAATTATACAGGTAATGCTGTAAGTGGATTTCCTGTTCTTGGAATATCAGAAGGCGATGTTGTTCCTGTGGATTTTGCTTCTGCTGCAAAACTTAGAAAGCATCCAGCATATGATCCAAATAAACCAATTGAACGAGATGCATCTGGAAAGGTTTGGCAGAAAGTTGATCTCGGCAAAAATAAATTTGAAAATCAAAAACCATTTGCTGGAATGAATCCATTAATGAAAGATGGACAGCAAATTGGGTGGACTACAAGTAAGTCTGGTGAAATGGCGTCATTCTTAGATGGAAAAACACAAGCACCTCCACGAGCACCAAGACCAGTCATTCTAGGTCCTGATGGAAAAGAATATAATACAATCGGTAGTAGATTGAATGTCCAACGTCGTGAATTAGAGCAAATTGTTCTTGATCACAATAAAAAACTTGCTGAAAGACAAGCAGCTGAATCATCTGCTCGCGAATTAGCAAAAGCCGAACTGCTCAAACAACAAGCTGCAGAATTGGCTGCAAAGAATGCAAGATTAACAATAATTAAATCAGTTTTAAAGAGAGTCCCATTAGTTGGAGCTGCTCTTGGAGCTGCTCTAAGTATTCCATCATCAGTAAGTCGAGCTAAAGAAGGTGATTATTTGGGTGCAACAGGTGAACTTGCTTCTGGAATTGCTTCAATATTTCCTGGAACTGGAACTGCAGCCTCAACAGCAATCGATGCATCGCTTTTGGCAAGAGATATACAAAAACAGCGAGCTAATTTAAAAGAATCGACACTCGATGAAGCCGTGAATTATCATAACGATAATAATATCTCATTGGCTGAAGGCTTATTGGATATGTTTAAGAAAACAAATAAACAAACTGCGCCTCCTAAACCACCAGCACGCAGAGTCCCAGGACCCCACGACCCGTCTGCTGTTACGCCATCAAGAACTACAAATATTCTTAGAAATGTTGGACGTAATACTAGCAGAATCAGCACTGGTACTGCTATTGCTGGCGCAGGAGCCAAAGCTGCAACTGGCGATTATGCTGGAGCATCAATTGATGCTGCAGTTCAAGCTGGTCAATCAGCAGCTGCAAAATTAGCAACCAAAAAAGCAACAGAACTTACTGCCCAATTTTTATCAAAAGCAGCTGCTAGAAAACTTCCAGTGGGCTTTGGTCTCGCTGCCACTGGTGCTGGTGTTGCTGATCGTTTAAGATCACGTGATTATCTTGGTGCAGCTGGTGAAGGATTGTCAGGTGTTGCGGGTCTTTTTCCTTTAGCTGGAACAACCATCTCAGCTGGTATTGATGCAGCGTTACTTGGAAGAGACTTAAAAAATCTAAGAGCACAAACTCAACAGAAGGAAAAGCCTACACTTTCTGAAGCTGTTGACTATCATAACGATAATAATATCTCATTGATAGAGAATATCTTCAGACCAGGTTCAGACATGTTCTTCGCAATGATTCTAGAAGCAAAACGATTATATGCAGAAGGACTATATGAACCAAGAGATGAATCTGAGCAGGACCTTTTGGAAAGTGATATCGGTGAAATTGGTGAATACAATGGTGAAGCAGTATTACTAGATTTTCCTTTTGAAACTGCTGATGAACTTAATTTAAATCATACAAATTGCGGCACACCAAATTGCTGTGGTGATTGTGATCAAATTGAGGAGGAGCAAATTCTCGAGGCAGGTCCTGGATTATGGGCAAATATTCGCGCAAAACGAGAACGAATTAAACGTGGATCAGGCGAACGCATGCGTAAACCAGGAGAGAAAGGTGCACCCACACGCAAGCAGATACAGTCAGCAAAAAATGAAGAGGTTGAAATTTTTGAAGAAAGTGATCCCACGAAAGGAAAGGGAATCGGCAAACCATTCCGTTCACGCGGAGGTGGTGCGGTTTATGTAAAAAACGAAAAAGGTAACGTAATAAAAGTTAATTTTAGTCAATCAGGCATGAGAAAGCGTTTAAATGAACCAGCAAGAGTTAAATCATTCATCGCAAGACATAATTGTTATGGAAATAAGGATCGCACTAGTGCATCTTATTGGGCATGCCGTTGGCCAAGATTTTTCAGTAATACGGGACAACAATGGTGGTAGATAATCGTCCATACATTCAAAAAAACCTAAATAATGGAGTATTCCTGCGCACATTTTCAAAGGATATTCTAAGCGAAGAGCTTGTATGGCATAGGGATTATAATGATAGAATCGTAGAGGTTCTTGAAGGAGATAATTGGGAAATCCAATTTGAAAATCAGCTCCCGCAGATCCTCAGCGTCGGACAAGAATATGTTATTCCAGCATATACTTACCACCGAATTAAACGTGGAACGACAGATTTAAAAGTAATAATACAGGAAAATCTAGAGGGTTAAAGATGGAAGGTTGGCAAAAAGGTGCACCAGCTGTTATAAAAATGTCCTCTGCAGGAAGAGAGAACTATTTTCGTTCTTTCCCAGAAAGAAAACCGTGGTTTCAGTTAAATTATCCAGAACACTTTGGAAGATCTGCTGCAGCAGCAACCACTAGCCTTAAAAAAGTTACACAAGCAAAACAACTAAAACAAAGACTTGCAGCCATTCGTCAGGCTGCAGAAAAACGTAACCAATTAAAAGTCTCTTCTAATCGTGTTCGTGCCATGGGCGACCGCCGCCGCGAAAGTGGAGAAGGAATGGGTGGCGGTCGCGAAACAAATGCAGATCTTATTAGAGCCGCAAGAGATGCTGCGCAAGGTGGAGAATATCTCAAAAGTGGTGGTCTTGGAAGTTTATTTGAAGAAACTAAAAAAGAAAATTCGTACGAAATTACTAAGACTGAAGATGGAAAATTTTCCTTTCGTGGCACCAAATATGAAACTAAAGAAGAAGCACAAAAGGCGAGAGATGATCAAATAGAAAAAGATATGCAAGATATGCCTGGCGCCGCAATGGTACGAAATTTTGCAAACACGGTTACGAATACCGCATTCTGGAAAGACTATGAAAATGATGTACTTCTAAACGATCCTAAATTAAAGGAACGAGAAAAAAGTCGAAAAGAAAAATCTACTGAAGAACTAAGACGAATGTATGGTTTAGATCTAGATACTGGTCTAGATCCTAATGATACAGCCATCATTATAGACACTGAGCCATTTTATGGAATCGATATTCCAACACTAGGCGATGGTCCTCCCGAACAATCCGACTATGCGAAAGGAACAATACAAAAGCGTAAAGATGAATATAACAGAGAAAAATTACCAGTCAAGCCATATGATTCAGATAATAGTATTGAAAATGAAATGAAAAAATATTTACAACCAGAAAACAGAGACTTAAGAGAATGTGAGGGTCCAATGCAACGAACATTAATGCCACTGACAATGAGAATATTAGCAATGAAATCTAAGAATATGAATAGAGATTCAGATGAGAATGATGATGAAGATTCAGGCGAATATGATTACGAAGGCGATATGGCAAAGTCACAACTTCGCAGCATTATGCACAATTCCAAAATGCTTCATGACATGCTTGAAGACAATACAAATTTACCAGAGTGGGTTCAAAGCAAAATTACTCTTGCTGAAGATTATATAATCACTGCAGCAAATTATATGCGCGGTGAAATGGATGAGATGGATGAGATGGATGAAGCAGCCAATCCAGCACAGCAGGCTGCGATTGCGATTGCCATGAAAAATGCTGGAAAAAAACCAAAGAGTATGAAAGAAGAAGTCGAGCAGATTGATGAAGCCCAAAAGAAACTCAAGCCATATAACTGGCGTGCAGAATGGCGTATGGGAACACAATCTGACGTCGATAAGAATAATCTAAAAATCTTTAAGAAACTTGCTGCAGAAGATCCAAAAAAGGCAGACGAATTTCAAAAGAGTTTGATGAGATTAAAGAAAAAAGATATGAAAGAAGAGGCAGAGATGAGTGGCGATGAAATGAGCAATGAGGAACCACCATTTGAGCCAAATGCTCAACGTCCAGAAATGCCACCAGGAAAACACCCTGCATTATATCGAAGCACTCGCAATCGCGCTCGCAAAGCAGCGATTGCCATGGAATTGAGTCAAAAACAGATGAGTCATGAAACACTTCGTCAAGCGCATATGAATCTTCATGCTCCACAAAATGTTAGTGAGAAACCAATAACATGGCCAACAGGAATCGAAGCACTTCGTCGAGCTCCACAAAATGTTAGTGAGAAACTTGATTTAGAAAAAGCAGATATGGGTGATGTAATTAAAGATTTCCAAGACTCAGATGCTCCTCAATTCAAAGGTAAGTCTAAAGAGAAACGTCGTGAGATGGCAATTGCTGCCAAACTTGGTGCAGAACGTAAAGAAAAAATGGATGAAGAAATGAGATTAGACGATCTACCAAATAGATCAATGCTTCCAGATCAATCAGTAATTCCTCCTGGTAAAGGATTCGGTGATGATATCAAGCGTGATAAAATTGTTGATAAAACAGAAAAAGCAATTATGAAAAAGAGAATGGCACTACCAACAGATAATCCTTCTGAAAATGAATTAGTTCCACAATCGATGCTTCCTGATACGCCTGGATATCCAGCTGGTTACGTGCCACAAAGTGATGCAGAGATTGAAGCCTCAACTGCACGTGCACGTGCTAAACAAAAAAATTCTTTTAATGAAAGTGCAATGCCAATGCCTCTTCCTGATCCCATAAAAATGATTAAGGATACAGTTAAGGGTGCAGTAAAAACAACTACAGGCGTTGATTTAGATGATGATGAACAAGTAAAACAAGGAATTAATACTGCAATGGATGCTGTGAAAAGCACCACAGGAGTTGATTTAAAACCTATTGCAGATGAACTTAAAAATATCACAGGTATTGATGTAAACGATCCAAAAACATGGCCAAAGGGTTTTGATCCAAAAAATCCAAGCACATGGCCAAAAACTTATCCTATAATGAATAACAATATAAAAGAAACATACTCGGTTTCTGACAATTCACTGATTGCAGCAACAGCAGGATTTTTAACCAACACATCAAATAGATTTTTGTATGGAGAACGAAAATGAGTAGAGACATAAATCAAAACCTGTATGCTGAAGAGATCATTAATGAATCTCCATACTATTATGATGAAAATGGTCGGCTCCGAGTTCGTGTTCTTGAAGAACAGTATGTTTCTACAATGGATATTCGCTTCGATCCAGTCACTGGAAGAAAAGGACCAAGCACAACAATTGACTTTCGCACAGGAAAAACATATCGCTTTGATGATGATTTACCACCCGCCACTGGTGGCTCGACTAATAAGCCTCGTTCGAGCCTGAATATGATAGGTCCCGTGCGTTCGCCCGCCGACCTGGGCTCGGTGCCTGAGCCACCAGGGCTGGTGGCGCCACCAGGGCGTCAATTGACGCCTGGGCGTCAAGTTGACGACGAAGATAGTAAACTTCGTGCTGAATTCAGAGAAAAAGATAAAGACACTATGTACGATATGCGGGCATATCAAAATCCTGCTGATCATCCAAGAGAAAAAGCATATCAAAAATTTAAACAAGAAAGATTGAAAAACAAAGGTGGTGCTCCTCCTTCACAGAGCACAGGTGGTGCTCCTTCTCCAACACCAGCACCTGCTCCTTCTCCTGCACCTGCACCTTCTCCAACACCAGCACCTGCTCCTTCTCCTGCACCTGCACCAAAACCTGCTCCTGAACCAGAACCTGCACCAGAACCTTCAATAGGAGCGCGACCTCCTGGAATAATAGGCAGAACAAGACCAGTCAGACCAAGACCTGGAATAGGCATAGGTAGACCAAGACTAACGCCTGTACAGAGACAACGACCAATCAGACCAAAACCTGGAAGTGGTGCTCCTTCTCCAACACCAGCACCTGCTCCTTCTCCTGCACCTTCAATAGGCATAGGTAGACCAAGACTAACGCCTGTACAGAGACAACGACCAATCAGACCAAGACCAAGACCAAGTCCTGTAAATGTCCAGGATGATCGCGCACGCAGATCTGCAGCAGGTCCTAATGCCGCTATGATGGAAAATTTTGCACTCGATGAATTAAACAATAAATTTAATAATTCACCATTCTTTTACGATGAGAATGGTAGAGTGAAAGTGAACATTTTAAATAAGTGAGTTTAACAATTTCAATAACCTAAATAATATATTATGATTTGATTCAATCAATAATAGGAACAAAAACATGAGTAACGAAGATAATAACAAACTTGATCCCACAGTCCAAGCAGTAGTAAATGCACTGTATGATCGATCAAGATTTGAGCCTTCCTTCATTAAAACTAGTTTAGTTGAGAAGACACCATTGCAGCGTGTGGCGGTTCGTCCTGAGCCTGCACCTCAGATGATTCTCGAAGAAGATGACCCCTCTGAAGGTCGTATCGGATATCCGGCTCACTGGGTGCCATCAGAAGAAGAATTTAAGAGAATGTCTCCTGAGAATCGCGCCGCTATCAAAAAGTATGGTGGAATGAAAGGTTCTGGTGGAATTTGGGTTCCTCGATATGCGTATTACGAAAACCCACCTCAATTAACTCGAGGTGAAATTGAAACCCGTAGAAAAGCAGGTAAAGAAAAATTTCCAAGCGCATTTTTGGACCAACCAACCTACGAGCCTAGCGAATTAGAAAAACCACCTATAGAAGTGTTTCAAGCCATAGAAGCAGCCAAAAAAGAAAAAGAAGAAAACCTTCGCAGAATGGCAGAACGTAAGACTCGCGCAGCAGCAAAATCTGAGACAATGAAAGAAGATTTAGAACAGACTGAAGAAGTTCCAGAGAATGCTATTGTCGTCGATATTTACGAAGAAAACGGTAAGATCGTTAAAATCGACAATGGTGTGATTTTTGTAAATGAACCGATTGCTGTTTTTGAAACTATTGAGAAGTTTCGTGGTGCTGATTCGTTGCTATTAGAAAGAGGATCTAACGTTGGTGCGCGAGGTTCGCGACGGGGAGGACGACGAGGACAACAAAACGCTGTCGCACGTGGCACAACACCAGCAACAGGTGGCACAACATCAGGAACGAGACCTGGAATTTTACAACGTATCGGTACTGGTATCAGTAATATTTTTAGAGGTAATGCACAAACACCACAAGCAGCAAGTGGCACACAAACATCACCAGCAGCAAGTGGCACACAAACATCACCAGCAGCAAGTGGATTTTTTTCAAATGTTGGTAATTTCTTTCGAAATAATCCTATTGGGCAAGGAATCGGAAAAGTTGCAGGCGATGCAATACTTGGTGGTATAGGCAGCAAATTAACAGGTGGAAAATTTTCGGATGGTGCAAAAGCTGGAGCCGTAGGATCGCTTGTTGGACAAGTGGGTGGCGCAGCCGCCGATCGACTAACTGGTGGTAATGAAACATCAGCTGGTGGTGAACAAGGTGGTGGTGAACAAGGTGGTGGTGCACAAGGTGGTGGTGCACAAGCTGGTGGTGGTTCCACCGCTCCTGCAGGTCGAGGTCGTACACCAGTGCCTGTTAATTTTACAATTGATGGCCAAACTACTTCGAGAGACGATTATGCAAAAGAACGAGCAGGTGGAAATTTAGATCAGCAAGTACAATTTACAGTTAAAAATAAAAAAACACAAGAAAAAAGAGTAATTAAAGCTCCAACGGCTGCATCAACTGAAGATGAAAGAAACGAATACAAGGCATACTACAATCGATACAAACAAATGCAAAATGCTGTTTTGGAGCATTTGATTCGTATTGGTGCATTTTTCTCAGAATATGGTGTGACTTTAAATAATCAATTATACGAATCAGTAACTGCAGACGTATATCTAGATAATATAGATTCACCATATTATTATGATACATATGGTCGCCTCAGAATCATGTCTGAGTCTGAATCATATGAACTACGTCTTGCAGAAACAATCTACAGTCGATTGCTTTCAGAAGAAATGGATGAAGTTGGTAGTGAAGATGAAGACGTTGACAATGATGGCGATTCAGACGAAAGCGATGAATATCTCAAGAACAGAAGAGAAAAGATTGCTGCGAAAATGAAAGGAAGAATAGATGAAATCGCGCCATTAGTTGCTGCTGGTGCTCGTTATGCATTACCAAGACTTGCTGCAGCTGCAGGAAGAACCCAAATCGGAAAGAAAATTAAGAATGAACTCAGTTCGAAAGTCGGTGATGTAGCTGGTGAGGCGGCTGCTGAAAAACTCAGTGATATTGTGAACGAAGAAACGATTGCGGAATCAAAAGTATTCCCATGGCGCCGATAATAGGAAACCATAAATGAAACATGTAGTTACACTTACAACTTCCAATCCTTCGCATGAGCATGTATCACTTCGTCGTCGGCAAAGCACAACAAATTTTATAGTTGAAGCAGCTGATGAAGATCAAGCCGTGTTTCGCGCGACAGCACATTTTCGGAAACTAGGTCACTACGTGCACGAAGCAAAGGTATATAAAAAAAAAGAGCAGTTGAATGAATTAGCCAACTCGGCTATTATTGATGACTCAGCTGCAAGAGCTGGTCTAAAACGCAATCCTGGTGAATCTGATGCTGATCTCGTCAAGCGAATCTCAGCGAAAAAGGGAATTTATGATAAGCCAATTCAACCTGTATTCCCAGAATTATTAGCAATTGGTGGTGGTGCAGCAAACGTTGCTAGGAGATTAGTGACTCAAGCAGGTTCCGCAGCATTCGATAAGTTGATGAAGTCAACTAAGGATGTAGAAACAGGTCTAGGCAATCTCGGAACTGCCATCGTAGATAAAGGAACATCAGCTGGTCGTATAGTTCGTGATGAATTAATTTCTCATGCTGTAAGTCTCCCAGTTGCTGTTGGTCTACAGGCTGCACAAAACAGAGCAGCAGGAAAAGAAACTAATCTTGGATCAATTGTAAAAGATGATCAGTTCTGGAAAAGTAATGCCGATATGCCAGGACTATCATTAGGCTCACGCGCTCTACGTCTTACAGGCGATGCAGGCAAATATGTTAAAGATGTAGCAGATGATGTTGCTGCAGGTGCGATTAAGAAAGCACAATCTGTTGGCTCAGCTGCAAATGATGTTGTTGCATCTGCATTGGAAAGAATCAGACAAAAGAATCTTGTGCCTGGTAAAATTGATCTTCCATCACGAGCACCAGAAAGAGAGCCTTATATAGATCTTCCACCAGCTGTAGCACCACAACCTGTTGTTCCTTCAGTAAAACCAGGTGTTCGTACAGATGTTCCTGTGGTGATACCACCATCAGTAAAGCCAGGTGTTCGACCTGAAACAAAACCAGAAGTAAAATCCTCACCCACAGTCAGACAAGACCTTGTTGTTGGTAGAGCTGATTCTACAATAACTGCAAAACCAGATCTACAACCAAAAACTGAAACATCACCAAAAATTAAAACAGTCACACAAGTAAAAACGAAAGTCGACACTAAACCAAAAAGACCATTAATAACTCCATCAATCGATGATGATCCAAAAATATTAGATCCAGGAACATTGGGACAATATCGTGGTTTATTTCCAATATATAAATTTACTGATTTCAGTAATAGAGAATTACAAGAAAATGGACCAATGAATGCTATTGGTCGCGTTCTTGCTGCTAGAAAAAAAGAAGATAAAAATGATGCAAAGAGTGAAAAAAATAAAATAAATATGGAACCTAAACTTGGTAATAAAGTATAAGGAGTATTGAATGTTAAATTTTAAAACATTTATAAATGAAGATCGTGGCAACTCAATGCATATTGAAGTTGACTCAAGCATGATAAACAATAACAAAGAAACAATCAATGCTGATTTTGATCGCCTCACACATGCACCTTATAAAAATTCAATTATTTTTTATAATCAACTTCGTGGAACATTGGAGCGATTTGGCATGTTGATGCCTCCAGAAGCAACTAAACAATTTTTAAAATTTGAAAATGAATTAGTATTTACTCTTGGTGAAACTGATCTATATCTTTATGTTGTATATAATACACAAAAAAATTCACAAGTAGATGCATATACACAGATTGTACATGAAGATGAATTACAGCAATTGATGGACTCAGATGATATGGATGATGCGAAAGAAATTGATGATGATTATGATGATGATATGAATGATTATAATAAAAATTATCAGAAAAAGATGGACTACGATTCAGGTAATACTGGCGAATATTGATATATGTCTTTTGTTAATTTGACTGAAAAAAATTTATTATTATTTGCAGCAAAGTGTTACGATAAACCTAACTGTATTGATAGCGAGTTTGATGAAGATTTTAAAAGGCTTCGATATATAAAACGATTATTACATCGGAATAGAATCACAGGTGTTTTGAAAGAGCGATTAATATTAAATCATATTATTGTAGTTCAAAACGTTTTTGGAGTAGAAGCGAGCACTAGAATGATGTTTTGTAAAATTGATTCTAAAGACTATAGTGCTCTTAAAACATTTCTTGCATATACTTCTGCAATGCCAAATACTGTTTATGGTATAAATGGCAGAGACATCATTGCAAAAGAAATATCATTAGATGAAAAAATTGCTGAAATATTAGAGAAGATTTAAGGGCTTTTGAATGTCATACAGTACACAAATACTCAAAAATATTGTTGAAACGATTAAATTCCTATCAGAGTCTGCAGATACTGAATGGGGATTAAATAGAGCAAATGCTGGTAAGATGCATGAGGTTCTCACTGGTGGATTAATTAATCATTATGCGAAAGTGTACCAAGCGAATAAGAAAAATGGTCATGATGAAGCACACAAAGCTGCTTTAGAAGCAATTTCAAATCTAGAAAGAACTAAAAACAAAAAAGTTAATATTGCAAATATTGCTCATATGGAGCAATTTAGAGATGAATCAAGTAATAAATCTGCAAAAGAATGGCATGATCATTTGTCTTCTGAATTAAATCAAGAAGATTATGATGAACATGTTGCACATGCTCAATATGCTGCAAAAAGCATTATCGCCCATATGAATGAACAAGGAATCAAAGACATTCAAAAAGTTCATTTCACTGCAAATGCAAAAGATATTCATACATTAACAAATGGTAAAGATTCATCAGCAGAGGGAAATAATTCTGATATTGTAGTTCAACATGGACATAAAAAAGAAGGTGGTGGGTTTTTTGGAGTAAGTTTAAAGTCTGGCGGAGAAACAAAAGCATTTTCTCCAGGACTTGGACAAATATCCAAAAAAGTTGATGAATTTTATGAAAAAATCACTGGTAAAAAAGGATCGTTTTTCTCTGATTCTGAGGCTGCATCAGATGCTGCGCAAAAAGACCATCATAGAGTAATCAAAAAAAACGCTTCAGCTTTAAAATCTATTTTAGGTGAAAGGGGATTTAGCGCATCAGGAAGAATAACACAACATGGATTGAGACATGCACGTTATGCACAAGAAATTGCTGATGGGAAGATAAAACCAACTGATGCAAAAGGTCGACCAAATAAAGAATATATTAGAAAAGAAGCAGAATTAAAAAAAGCTGGTTATAGTTCAGCACACCGAAAAAGATTGGCTGAAGTGTATAGAGATCTACAAGAATCAAGAAAAAAACATCATAAACGTTCAGTTACACAATCATTCACAAGACATATGGGAGAGATTTTTTCTTCTGGACATGACCATAAACCAGAAGTCCATGAACTTAGAAGACAATTAATTGCCACTCTCACCAACACACCTGCACGTTTAGAAGGATCAATGAGAATTATGAGGCACAATATAATCAAATCAAAGAAAGACGGTAGTCGAACAAGTGAAATTGGATATGGTCTTGGCGATAATGCAAAAGATTCTCAATATTATGACATAAAGAGTGGCGATGGAATTGGATTTACTATAAAAGGTTATCGCGATAAAGCAAAGAAATCTAAAACTCTTTATCTAAAAGGACACACAGATTCTTCTCCAAGTGAAAATGAAGGTTCTGGTGCAAGAAAAACTATTCAATTTTCACTAGTAAAAAATACAGATGCTAATGAATTAAATGAAGAAATTTTGATAGAAGCCAAAGCACAAAAGGCAGCTGCAGCATATGATAGAATGTTGTCGATGAACGAGGATGCGCCAGCAAATTCAATGGGTGCTGCAGGAATCAGTGGTGCGGAATCTGCAGTAAATGTAGGAATTGCAGGTCGCGATATGCTTTTATCTCCTGAACCACTACGCCGACCACCACCAAAGATGTTTGGTGGGCGAGCAGTGTTTACAGTTCCGAGTAATGATTATTACAAAGCAACTCTCGGAAGGCGCAAAGGTCAACACTGGCGTTCAATGGTTGCTGGTCCACTCGGCGAAGACATTCGACAATATGCCCTAGATAACAGAGATGCACCAATTATTGTTGAAGACGAAACCACAGGTGCAATGATGTATTTAAGATACGGAAAGAGGTAATCAAATGAAAGCAGTATTATTTTTGTTCGCTGCTTTGTTATTAACTGGGTGTTCAGACACTTATCGTTACGAATGTCAGGATCCTGCAAATAAGGATAAGCCTGAGTGTAATCGCCCAATATGTGAGGCTGATGGATTGTGCTATGATAAACTAAATGGATTGCCAGAACCAGTAGAGCAATCACCCGTAGAAGAAGAAGCTGCACCCGCAGAAGATTGTAATTGTGAACCCAAAGGAGAATAATCATGTTTAAAGGTCCAAGATATACAGAAAGTGAATTGATGGCGCGACTTAAATTTACAGTCGGTCTCTCACTTGCATTTACATTGACAGGAATTGTTTTTGTAGTTCTTTACTCGCTCATCTTTGTGACTCAGCCAATGAGTCAGTCACCCAATGATGCAAAGTTTTTTGAGTTGATTACTCCAATCGCAACCTTTCTTACTGGTATTCTCTCAGGCATTATGCTCGGTAAGAGCGAAAAGCCAGATGCATTACCTGAACCACCCAAGGCACCAGAAGTTTCGCTCGGTGATGTTTCACCAAGTGATTTGATTCCAGAGCCTGTTGCTGAAGTAGCTCCTCTTGTTGTGGCTGGCGCAGTTGGCGTTGCCGCTGGTGTTGCTGCAGCAGAGGATGATGAAGATAATATTGCTTGAGGTGATATATGAGTTTAGCAGCATTACAAAAGAAAATTGGCGTAACAGCAGACGGTGCGTGGGGTCCTGGGACTCTGCGTGCTGCTGCTGCTTATTATAAACTTTCACCAGCTCGCGCTGCGCATTTCTTTGGGCAAACTGCTCATGAAACGGGTGGATTCAAAGCATTTACCGAGAATCTAAACTACGGAGCCAAAGGATTGCGTGGTATTTTTGGTAAGTATTTTAAGACAGATGCAGAAGCATTGAAGTATGAGCGCAAGCCAGAGGCAATTGCGAATCGTGTCTATGCGGGACGCATGGGCAATGGTGCAGAAATGACGGGTGATGGTTGGAAGTTTCGTGGACGTGGTGCATTACAATTAACAGGTCGCGATAATTACCTCGCGTTCTCTAAATACTGCAATCGTCCAGATGTAATGACAAATCCAGACCTTGTTGCTGGTGAACTTGCATTTGAGTCAGCGATGTTCTTCTTTGAAAAAAATAAACTTTGGGCATTATGTGACACAGGAGTAAATGATGCTTCGATATTATCCATTAGTAAAAAAGTTAATGGTGGTACTCACGGCTTGGAGGATCGCAAGGCTAAGACGAACACATACTTCGCGCAATTAAGTGGTCCTGCACCAGCCGCAAAACCTGCAGCTGCTCCTGCTCCAGCTGCTGCACCTGCTGCTGGAAAAGTAAATCCAGAAATGCAATTATCTGAACACTTTAATTTAAAAGAATTTACAAAATCGGAGACTGCGATTCGAAAGCGAATTGATAATACACCAAATGCTGATCATGCTCAAAACCTTAAAAATGTATGCGAAAAAATTCTTGAACCTGTGCGGCGTCATTTTAATAAGCCCGTGCGTATTAATTCTGGCTATCGTGGTCCTGCCCTTAATAGTGCTGTTGGTGGTTCTAGCAAGTCTCAACATTGCAATGGTGAGGCGATTGACTTCGAAATCGATGGGCTCCCAAATCCAGATCTTGCCAAGTGGGTCAGTGAAAATTGTGAGTTCGATCAAATCATCTTAGAGTTTTATGATCCAAAAGAAGGTCCAAACAGTGGTTGGGTTCACGCTTCTTATACAACAAAGGGACCAAATCGAAAACAAAAACTTACAGCATTATCCGAGAACGGAAAAACTGTATACAAACCAGGATTTATAGGATAAAAAATGTATTGCGACGATAACAAATATAATCTTTCAATGTGGCAGGGTTCAACATTTGGACTCGCGATCACTGTAAAGGATGCAAACAATGCAGTGCAAAATTTAGCAAGTTATACTGCTCGTATGCAAATTCGTCCAGGATATAATTCGAGCACTGTAACTGAGTCTCTTACCTCAGCAAATGGTGAGATTACAATTACTGCAAATACAGGCAATGTCTCATTAGAATTAGCTGCATCTAGAACTGCAAATATTTCTGTTGATATGGAATCTTCCTCAAAACCTCCCAAGACGACATATGTTTACGACTTGGAGTTAGTTGATGGTGCAGGTAAAGTCTCAAAACTTCTATTCGGTGACGTGATTGTATATGGTGAAGTTACACGACTATGAGTTTAGAAAATCCCACGATCGTACAGGCAACTAGTAACACAGTAACTGTCGTCGTAAATCCTTCGCTGAATCAAATTGCGGTTGTTCAGCCGCAAACTGGTAGCACAATCGTTCGTGATTCAGTCATTCGTGGACCAGAAGGTCCTCAAGGACCAACAGGAAATACGGGTCCTCAAGGTCCAGCTGGTCCTACTGGTCCTTCTGGTCCTGCTGCCAATGAGGCATATGCGCAAGCGAACGCAGCATTCGATCTTGCAAATTTAAAACTTAATATTGCTGGTGGTACAGTCACTGGAACTTTAAACGTCCAGCAAAACTTAAATGTAAGCGGTGATATATCACTAAATGGCAATTTAATTATCGGTGATGTAAACACAGATACCGTCTCTGTTGTTGCAGATTTTACAAGTAATTTAATACCTGATGTATCAAATACGTTTAATCTCGGTGCATCTAATAAAGTTTGGAATCAAATTTATGTAAGCACTGCGAATGTTGCTACTGTAAATTTAGCTGGTAATCTGTCGGCTACACAAAATTCGACTATTACAGTCGGTGCGACGACAGTTAACACCTCATATGTCTCTGCAAATGTGATCGTTTCAGGTCCGACCGAAACCACATTTAATGTATTTACAACAACCTCGAATGCTCCAATAACTATCGATAGTTTCTCCTCTTCAAATTTTACTACAGTAAAATATATTATTCAGTCTAAAACAGTGGATACATATCATTCTACCGAACTCTTTACGATGCAGGATGGAGTTTCCGCTTATATAACTGAATATGCAACTCTTATTAATACCTATACTCTCGGTACTTATTCTATGACAGTCGCTGGTGGTATCTGTAATCTGATATTTCATCCAAATAACCCTGATAATAACATTATTACTGTAAAACTTGTGAGAACTGCTTTAACAGCCTAAAATTATAAATAGAAAGAATTCCCAGGAGATTTAAATGGCAACTCTTAATCGTACGTTTAGCGTCAAAAATGGTATTGATGTCGCAAATACCATTATTGTTGATTCGAATCGAAATTTATCGAATGTTGTTACAGCGAATGCAACCACTATAAATGCGAGCACATATCTTACGGTTGCTGGGTTAAATCTAGTAGATCATACTAATAACGCATATAATCAAGCCAACTCGGCATATTCTACTGCGAATGTTGCAAATGCAACCGCTAATTTAGCCTATGCTCAAGCGAATTCGAGTTATCAGCCAGCGGTAACAAGATTAGATGTAACAAATAGTGGCGCATCTGCATATCGCTTCGATCAATATGGTGCAGCGGTTAATAATCCGACATTGTATGTTCGTGCAGGCGAATCACTCGCCTTTAGTTTAAATGTAACAGGTCATCCATTTGTAATTCGTGTTTCTAGTGGTGGTGCAAACACTGAAACTGGATTAACTCACGTTTCAACTGCTGGAGTTGTTACAACAGGCTCCGCTGCTCAAGGTAAAGTTACTGGTACATTGTACTGGAAAGTTCCATATGAATTACAGGGCAACACATATGTGTATCAGTGCACAGCTCATGGTGGCATGGTTGGTAACATTGTTATTGAACCACCATCGACCTTTGCATATGCTCAAGCCAATGGTGCTTACGCTCAAGCCAACGGAGCCTATGCGCAAGCCAATGGCGCTTATGCACAGGCGAACGGAGCCTATGCTCAAGCGAATGGTGCTTATGCTCAAGCAAATCTAGCCTTTGCTCAGGCTAATGGAGCCTATGCTCAAGCGAATGGTGCTTATGCTCAAGCCAATGCTGCAGCAAATCTTGTCGCAATATACACCAATGATTCTCTTTTAATTGCAAATGCAAATGTAAACTTTAATAACTCTGCAAGTATTAATGTAAGCGGATCAGTATCTGGTTCATCAGCACAGCGTGGAAATATTGAATTTTCTCTGAATACTGCATCAATTACCTCCGTTGGTCGACCTACAGCAGCATTAACTCTCGCTTCAAATGTAACTGTCGACAAGGATATGACAGTTACTGGAAATTTATTCGTACTCGGAAACACAACGACTGTCGAAACTTCAACTTTAAGTGTTGAAGATTCATTAATTAAACTCGCATTAAATAATACTTCTGATGCAGTTGATATTGGTTTCTTTGGTGTATATGATACAACAAAACAAGCAGGTCTTTTCCGCGATGCGTCAGACAGCGGTAAGTTTAAACTCTTTACAGATTATACGGGTGATTTAACTGCCAATGTAATTACTGGTGCATTTAATAATGCAACTCTTGTTGCGAATTTAGAAGCAGAATTAATTAATGTTACCACAATAAGTGCTACAACTGCGAACGTTTCAGGAAATTTAAACGTTACAGGTACAACAACTTATAGTAACACTGTACAATTTAATAATCCAGTTACGATTAATACAGCCTTAACAGTATTAGGAACGTCAGCACTAAATGGTGCGGTGACGATTACGTCGGGTGGTGTTGGATTAACAGTTGCGAATGCAAATGTAACATTCTCGCTTCAGGTTGGATCTTTAAATGTTACAACAAATACTGTAACAACCTCCTCTTCTGGACAAGTTGTCTTGGATAAATTTGCGGCAACACAACTTGCCTCGACAAAATATTTTGTACAGGCAAATAGTTCTACAAACTATCATACTACAGAAATTGTACTAGTTCAAGATGCAACAAATGTTTATATCACAGAATATGGCACAATTCAAACAGGTCCATCACTCGGATCATTCTCCGCAGATATTTCAAGCGGTGATGTTCGACTATTATTTAATGCTACAAATAATATCAATACAATTCGCTCAGTGAGGTATGGCATTTTACCATAATTAATGCTCTATAATCTGGCGTTGGCTCTTTTGGGATAGTGAACGAAGATGGCAACAACACTTAATAAAACGTTCAGTATCAAAAATGGACTGGACGCTGCAAACACAATTGTTCTTGATTCATCAAGAAATCTGTCCAATATCAATTCAATCAATGTTGGCGGTCATGATCTTTTTGCAAATGTAAACGCTGCAGCAAATACTGTTCAAGTTTCAGCGAACGGTGACTCAGTTTTATCCAATAAACACCTTAATTTTGTAAACACCAGTACTGTTGCTATTTCTGTTACAGCAAATGGTTCGAATGCAAACATCTCGTTCACATCTCTTGGAGGCACTGGCACTGGAAATCCTGGCTCTACAAGAGACATCTTTTCGGGCAATGGTTCGTGTACAACATTTACTTTAACTGTCACACCAACTAGTGAATCGCACACGCTTGTATTTGTCAACACTGTTTTACAAGGCAATGCTGATTATAATGTAAGTAATAATCAAATCGTGTTTACATCAGCTCCTGCAAATGGTGCGAATGTTGAGATTTATACAATTGGTGACTCTGGACCGCAAGGTCCACAAGGTCCTCAAGGTCCACAAGGTCCCTCTGGTGTTTCCAATGTTGCAGGTCCACAAGGTCCACAAGGACCACAAGGCGTCACTGGTCCTCAGGGACCACAAGGACCGCAAGGTGTAACTGGTCCACAAGGTCCACAAGGTCCACAAGGTCCACAGGGTCCACAAGGTCCCTCTGGTGCAACAACAACAAATGAGTTTGTGATTGATCGATTTACGGGAAATGGTGCGTGCACACAATTTACACTCTCTCAAAATACAACAACTGTAAAAACATTTGTTTATTTTAATGGTGTCGCTCAGAAAGCTGAAGTAGATTATCAAGTTGGTTTAACGTTACTTACATTCAATACTGCACCATCAAATGGAGTAGTTATTGAAGCTCGATCGATTAGTTTATTAAACATTGCAGATATTTCTCGTGTAACATCAGATCGATTTACTGGCACAGGTTCATGCACCTCATTTACTTTAACTCGCTCTTCAAATACTGATCTTGCGTTTATTTACATCGATGGCACATCGCAAGTTCCAACAGTCGATTATCAGGTATCTGGCACCACACTTACTTTTAATGTCGCGCCAATAAGTAATACAGTTATTGAAGCAAGAACATTTACATCTGCTGCCATTGGATTGGCAGGTGCCGCTGGTCCAGCTGGTCCAACAGGTCCTGCAGGTCCTGCAGGTCCAGCGGGTGGTCCTCAGGGACCACAAGGTCCACAAGGTCCGCAAGGTCCACAAGGACCACAAGGTTCTGCAGGTGCAAATGGTGCAGCTGGATCACAAGGACCACAAGGTCCACAGGGTCCACAAGGTCCCTCTGGTGTTTCCAATGTTGCAGGTCCGCAAGGTCCTCAAGGTCCGCAAGGTCCGCAAGGTCCGCAAGGTCCACAGGGTCCTGCAGGTGCAAATGGAACAATAGGCGTGAATGGTGCTGCGGGACCACAAGGTCCACAGGGTCCACAAGGTCCTCAAGGGTCACAGGGTAACGCTGGTCCACAAGGTCCATCAGGTCCAGCTGGTGGTCCTCAGGGACCGCAAGGTCCACAAGGTCCACAAGGTCCGCAAGGACCACAAGGTAGCACTGGACCACAAGGTCCGCAAGGTCCACAGGGTTCTGTTGGATCCACTGGACCACAAGGTCCGCAAGGACCACAAGGTAGCACTGGTCCACAAGGTCCTCAAGGTCCACAAGGTCCACAGGGTCCTCAAGGTCCTCAAGGATCACAAGGTGATGCATCAACTGTTCCTGGACCACAGGGTCCACAAGGTGCAACTGGTTCACAAGGTCCTCAAGGTCCACAAGGTCCTCAAGGTCCGCAAGGTCCACAAGGTCCGCAGGGTCCCTCTGGCGCAACTGGTCCACAAGGACCACAAGGCACAGTTGGTGCACGAACATATACTGTAACAAACAGTGGATCTGGTGCGTATGTAATTGATGGATCAAATAATCCAACTTTAAATTTATTGCGCGGATTTACTTATATCTTCAGTGTAAACGCATCTGGTCACCCATTCTGGATTAAAACTGCTGCGGTCACAGGTACAGGCAGTGCATACAGCAGTGGTGTGACAAATAATGGTACACAAACTGGAGATGTCACGTTTGCTGTTCCATACGATGCACCAAACACGTTGTATTATATTTGTCAGTATCACTCTTCAATGGTCGGAACCATCAACATCACTGATGTTGGTCCAATTGGTCCACAAGGTCCTCAAGGTCCTGCTGCCTCTGGTAATGTACAATTATTTGGATATTTTGAAAGAGTGAATTCTGCAACAGTGACTACATCGTCATTTACTGCAAATTTGGCAGGAAATAATATTTTTGATTTAACATTGCAAAATGCAAATGTTGCAATTACATTTACTAATTCACCTGCTTCTGGTAATGGGTGTCCAATCACGTTAGTTTTACGACAACCAGCGACTGCAGCAAATGTTGTGAATTTTTCAAACACAGTATATTGGTCAAATTCTGAAGTGCCTGTTCTTGCTTCTGGCATTGCAAATAAACTAGATATTATAGCACTGGTCACGTTTAATGGTGGCACAACATTTTTTGGTGGTCATTCGTTCGCGAATGTAAGTTATTAAGAGTAAGAAAAGATGACAACAATTGTAACAATTGATATGGGAGGAACTGGATCTACTCATGCTGCTGGTGCGAGAAGTTCATTAGCTGCAGCACATGAAGGTGCTTATGAGCAAGCAAATGCTGCATATAGCCAAGCAAACGCAGCATATACACAAGCGAATACTGCAAGTTCCAACTCGAATTCTACATTTGCAACAATTAATACCACATTTGCAACGCTTAATACCTCTGCAAGTTCTCAAAATACTGCGATAACAAATGCACATGATCAAGCAAATAACGCATATGCTGCAGCAAATTTAAAATTTAATTCTGCAGGCGGCACAGTTTCTGGTGATATAATTGTCACAGGAAATCTAACTGTATCGGGCAGCTCTACAACATTGAATACAGAAATTCTTACGATTGAAGATGCTGACATTGTTCTATTGTCAAATGTAAGTAGCACACCAGCTCTAAATGCAGGAATAACTGTAAATCGTGGCTCGTCTACAAATACTTTTTTACGATGGGATGAGTCGGTCGATAAATGGGGATGGTCAGATGATGGATCAACAACCTATAAATTTTCCAGTGCATTAGACGCCTACGGTCAAGCAAACTCTGCATATGGTCAGGCAAATAATTCTTATGCTCAAGCAAATGCTGCTTATGGTCAAGCGAATAATACTGTTCTAAAGGCTGGCGATACAATGACTGGTCAGCTGAACATCAGTGCTGGTGGGTTATTGGTGACAGGCAATGTCGGCATTGGAACGACGAGTCCTGCAACAAAACTGCATGTCAGCGGTCAAACATATTTAGATAATGGCACATCAAATGCACTGTATATTGATACAACAGTGGCTGATAATAATACTAGAGATGGAATCTATCTTTTTGAAAATGAAGGTCAAGCCACTGGTCGTCAAGCAATTTCTTGGTATAATGGAAATCAATCATATTATAAGGCAAGAATTTGGACAGAGGTGGGGAGCAGCTATGTTGCAACAACATTTGGTATTGATGTAGCAGATGATTCACGAAGCGTGGCAACGAGACTCGCTATAAGAAATGGCAACGTCGGCATTGGAACGACGAGTCCGCATTCTAAACTAGAGGTTGCAACATCAACAGGTCAATTTGCACATTTTGGCGCTACTTCTACTGCAAATGGAGAATTGACGGGAATAACTCTCGGCTATAGAGAAAATAATTCTTTTTACAGAAAAGCTGCTATTGCTCAACAACAGATAGGTGATAACTCAGCTAGAGGGCACTTACATCTATTAGTCGATACTGCAGATGATGGTGGCAGTGTTGTTCTTGGCGATTCTAAGTTGATGATTCATGGAACAACTGGTTATGTTGGTATCGGAACGTCAAGTCCAGCACAAAAATTGTCTGTTACTGATGGCAATGTAACTTTAACTCAAGGCTATGGTATCACATGGAATAATGGTGATAATTACATCAAAGGCATAAGCGGTTATCATTTACAATTTACAACATATGATGGTGTGTCTGCACAGCAAGAAGTTATGAGAGTAACTGGTGGCGCACCAGCCTCTGGTGGAGGAAGAGTCGGCATTGGAACGACGAGTCCTGGAAAAACTCTTCATGTATATGGTACTGCTAAAATAGGAACTGGTGGTTCTAATTCAGGTAATGCTTTAACTATTAATCACAGTAATTATAATCAAGTTAATA